AAGGCATAATATTATATTCAGTATTGTATATAGCAAGGTTTTAGTAACCGTAATAACCACCATAAGAACTTGATCCATATGAACTTGAACCATCAGATCCAGAACTAGAAGAACTCTCAGTGCTAGAGGTAGTTTCTCCAGAGGAATCTGTGTTAGTGGTTGTAGTTGTGGACTCAGTTGTAGTTGTTCCACCACCACTTGTTTCTGTAGTTTGAGTTGTTTGAGATGTTCCCTCACCTGCAGTAGTTTGTTCCTCTGTAACAGGGTTTATTTCTGTAACTGGATCACCAACAATGAAACTGTCAGGAGATAGACTTTCTTTATACGTATCATATATTATAGCATGTGGATAAGGAGCATGTCTTTCACCAACCATCTTCACACCCATATGTTCATGATATGGCCCATAGTATGCCTTTCCACCACTTGTATAACCAACTGGTTGAGTTGGATTAGGATCATTTGTGCTAGGTGCTATTTCAGATCCAATTACTTTTGGTCTGAGAGGATTGACTTGAGTTAATTGATTAGTATTTGCAAGTCTCTCTCTAACAGATTGTTGAACATTACCATGCTTTTCAATCGTGTGTCTAAGGTAAGTAAATGCAACTGTGACTTCTAAAAATGTACTACCCCCATAAGTCATCCGAACAGCATTAAGATTAACTGGAAACGTATCAATAAAGTGATAAGTAAGTAATGGCATATTCTTAAATGTATTGTTCCTATCATTTGGATTCTGCAGAAAATCTCTTTCAAATTTAGTTACCTGTATTTTTCTTCGATAATCGTCTGGGTATCTAAATCTTGAATATGTATTTCGATCTTGGTATGAGTTTAATTGACTTGATTCAGCTCCATCATATCTACCTCTGGTTCCATCGTATACTGGATTAATATAATTCATCCACTCTTCGAACATACGCAATACATTGTAATCATTATCAATATAAAAAGTTAAATCAAATTCATTATATATTCTTCTTGATGCAAATCTCTCTGTCATTCCCTGACGACTTCCAAGTTCTTCTGAAATATTAAAGTTAGAACCTGGTAAAGATGCCTGTGAACATAAAAAATCATACTTCTGACTTGTGGAATTTGTATCAACAAACAAACCACAGTTAGTTAGATATTCATATAAACCTACATTATCTCCTACTTGACTTCTACGAACGAGATCTAACGATACTTTAAATTGACTTGATATCGCAAGTTTTGAAAATATTGGACTAGCGTTGGGTATACTTAAGTATAAGTCTTCCGATTTTATTGCCATCTAAATAGTTTTTAAATTGATCCTAATAATATATGTATGTCATATAAAGGAAAATATTACCCAAGATACCCGAAAAAGTATAAAGGGGATCCTCAAAATATTATTTATAGGTCTTTGTGGGAAAGAAAATTTATGAATTACTGTGATTTAAATGAGACAGTAAGTGAATGGCAGTCAGAGGAATTTTGGATTCCATATCGTTCTCCAATTGATAATCGTATCCATCGTTACTTCCCAGATTTCTTTCTTAAGTACGTTGATAAAAAAGGAAACAAAAGAACTATGGTCGTAGAAGTTAAACCAAAGAAAGAAACAAAGATGCCGAGCACCAATCCAAAGAAAAGAACAAAGGCATGGGCTCACTCTGTCAAAACATATGCAGTCAATCAGGCAAAGTGGAAAGCAGCACGAGAGTTTTGTGCTGACCGTAACTTTGAATTTAAAATTATGACGGAAGATAATCTAGGTATCAAATGACTATCGGAGAAAAAATAAGGGAGAGAGCACAAGGTATGGCAAACACAGGGCCAGATTGGTTTGCAAATGAATTATACACTGAACTATCAGAGATTGCAGAGGTTCGTTTACCAGAAGTTGGGGAACTTTGTTTCTTTTCATACACTGCTCAGTTTCCAGAAAAATATCCGTACTATGATCGCAGACCACTCGTGTATGTAATGGATTTGCAGAGTGATAAGATACTTGGTGGCAATTTACACTATCTTAATCCAGACTATCGTGATGGGATTGCAAAAGGGTTAATAAATAAAGTAGGTGCCATACTACCGAAGAAGACATTACACAGATATTTTTACAGTAACATCGGAGATATTTTTATTATTCCACCTGACCCCGAAGAGTATGCAAGCGTTGCACAACTAGTCACTGAGAATTTTTCTAATAAATATGGGCAGAAGGTATCACCACAAAAGGCTTGGGATAGTATTTAAATGTCATTAAATCAGGTTACAAATATACAAGACGGGAACGAAACATTTGAACTCTGGTCAACTGAGGATGGTAGCACATGGGAAATTAGAAAACCAGAACCATCACCAGGTGATCCTGCATATTCAGCATACGGTATACTAGGTAGTGGTGGTGAAGGTCTAGATTTAACTTCTCCAAGAGTTGTCGTAAGAAATAATATCTACGTGAATAATTATAATAATAGTGATTTATCAGTGAACGCAAAAAATCAAGCTTTAGAATTGTTACAAAGTAGATCTGGTTTTACTAATATTGCTGATGGTTCAACTTCAGGTATTTCAACGACACCATCATCAAACGGAGATGTTGAAGAACCAAAGGCTTCATTTGAATTTCCTGAGTTTGGTAGAGTCGATAAAATATTACAACAATTAAGTTTGAGAAATTTAAAATATCCTATTGATGCTGACTATGGTAACACACAGGATTATATGCAAATAAATCAATTCACATATAAATCACCACAAGAAGGAATATTTTTTCCAGAGGAAGGTATAAAAGATGGATTTAGTCAAGCTGCTGGAATACTTTTAGAAGGTGTCCCTTCAGGAAGTCCAAAGGAAAAAGCAATTGGTTTAGTTAAACTACCAATGCCAAACAGTTTAGCAGATTCAAATAACGTCTCTTGGGGCCCTGATCAACTTAATGC